GACTTAGCGTAAAAATCTACCATTGTTTTATATTCATCAGCAAACCTTTTATCCAGTGCTTCTTTAACCTTTGTATTCATGGTGTTATATTTAGTAGTCGTATCATCTAGTATTTTTTGAGTTATAACAGTACCATTTATATATAAACTGTCTAAAGCTTTTGTTGCTTCATCATCAAGTTTAATGTATGATCCTACTGCTTTTTCTGTTGCATCACTAATCTTAGTAGTGGTTGTTTCGTAGCTGTCTGACATTCTACCGTTGCCCTTTTCTACGCTATCAGCTGTGGCTGTAACTTTATCAGCGAATAAATCAATTTCAGGTATAACTTCTTTATCTAATGTTTTTTTAATTAATAGTCCTGCGCCAACTACTGCGCCTAGTGCTAAGATAAAAGGTGCAAAAGGTAATAATACCGCCCCTATTGATGTCCCTAGTGTTGCTATACCTCCCGTTGCTACTCCTGTTGCTGCCACTCCAACTCCTGTTGTTGCTACTGTTGCCACTCCTAAAGCTGTACTTATTGCACCAAATGCGGTTGTTAATATTCCAACTATTGATACAAGTTTTCCTGCTATAAACAAAACTGGGCCTGCTGCGGCTACTATTAAACCCCATTTAATTATGTTATCTTGTTGCTTGGGAGATAGCGCATTAAATTTATCTGTTAGCTCTTGAATTTTACCAACTATAGCTTTTATTTTTGGCATTAATCTAGTACCAATTGCTATTGCTGCGCCCTCTAAAGCGGATTTTAATTTAGTTAACTCACCTTTAAGGTTGTTCTGCATTTCCTTAGCCATTTCATCAAGTGCGCCTGTGCTATTTTTGACATCCTTTTGAAGTCCGTCAAATTCGTCTCCAACTCCTGCCGTTAGTGCTTGTAATGCTTTTAGTTGTGTTTTTCCACCTATCATACTAAGATATAAGTTTTTATTTTCTTCTGTCATTCCCTTAGTTTTTTCTTGTACTTCCTTTAATACATTTCCCATTCCTTTAAACTTGCCCTCGCCATCAAAAGCTTCTATATTCAATTCTTCCATGGCTTTTCCTGCTTTCCCAGCTCCAGTTGTCATATTAATCATTACAGAGTTTAAAGATTTTCCTGCTTCTGCCCCTTTTATACCTCTATTTGCCAATATACCTAGTATTGCATTAGATTCGTCTAGTGGTGTATTTAAGTTATTAAAAGTACCGCCAGCAACAACCATAGCTTCGCCTAATTGTTGTACACTTGTATTACTTTTTTTACTAGCCATTGCCATACTGTCTAAATATGTCGGCAGTTCTTCTGTTGTTATTCCTAGTGCCGCCATACTGTCTGTTACAAGATCACTTGCAAGAGCTAAATCCATATTACCAGCTTCACTCAATCTTAATACTGGTTCCAATGCCGCTATTGATGTTTTAGCATCCCACCCAGCGAGTGACATATATTTTAAAGCCTGTGCTGATTCTGTTGCACTTTTACTAGTTTTCTCTCCCATTTCAAGCGCCTTGTCCCTTAGTGCATCAAAGTCTTCGCCAGTAGCACCGCTAATTGCTTTAACTTCACTCATTCCAGCCTCAAAGTTCATGGCAGTTTTAGCACTTGCTGCACCTACACCAATTATCGGTAATGTAAGTTTCATAGTCATTTCTTTACCAACTCTAGCCATGCTTGCACCGACTTTTTTCATTCTGTCCCCTGCTGCTGTCATCCTAGCACCTAAGACAGTCCATCTACTGCTCTGTGTGGCTATCTGTCTATTAGTCTCTTGCAATTGATTGTCCATGTTGGATAATGCGCCCCTAGCTTGATTAAGCCTAACTTCTAAGTTTTGGGATGCTGCGCTATCGGCTCCCGTTGCTGCTACACTTCGCCTATGTTCTGCTGCTAATGCGCTTACTTTATTTTGTTGCAATGCCATAGTACTAGTTAATTTAGTACCTTTAAGCCTTAATCTCTCTAGTGCTGTGCCATTACTGCCCATTGCGGTACTATTAGCTTTAAAGTCACTATTAAGCACCCGTAGGCTTCTATTAAGCTTAGAAACTCCACTCGCAAACCCACTTGAGTCCATACCAATTTGGACGGCTAAACTTCCTAATTCTTCACTCATTCCTTACCTCCTAGAATAAGACGTTTTCAATACTCTCTGTTTTTTCTTCATTATCTTCAATCCCATGTACCTTTTTATGCACTTTAAATAATCCAAATAGTTTTCTAGGATTAGATTTCCAAAAGGTTGTTTCTGAAAGGTTTAAAACTGTACAATGTAAATAGTAAAACCACGCAAAATCCCAACTATCTGAACTTTCGTGGCTGTCTAGTTTTTTTCGATTTCATCCTCGTCTTTAATTTCATTTTCAGGCATTGATTCGTTAAATAAGCCTGTTAGTATATCTATATAATTTTCTATTTGTTCTATATCCAACAACTTCGCAACTTGAAAAGGTGTAGAATGTTCTTCTTCATTTTCTATACAAGCATTCATACCGGCACACATAAAGTTTTTAATATCTTTTACTTTTATGCTACCTATAAAACTTGACATTGCTATTTCCATGCTGCCATATATATTTTCTAATTCTTCAAGCGTATTAAAGTCGAATGTTATTTCATGTTTTCCATCTTTCAAATTTATATATGATTTCTTATTTTTAATATCCTTAGCTTTCATAAATCCTCCTTAATTAAAAGGCTTACTAGCTTTTACACTAATAAGCCTTAATATTATATTACTGTTGGCTGTTCTGCTACTGCTGTAAACCATGCTGTGCCTGTTGTTGGTTCATATCCTTCTTCATCTTCATCAGCAAATGTTCTGTAAGCACCATCATATTCTCTAGCATAAAAAGTAGCTTTAAGTTTAGCAGTTTGGTCTTTAACGTCAACTTCTTCTGTCTCAAAAGTATCTTCACTAAGCGAAAAACTGCCCTTGTATAACCACACATACATATACTTTCCATTACTCTTTTTAGACTTAAACCCCAATGCTAAAGTAGGTGCTATATCTGTTTTCTTTTCAACTAGCACCCCCTTTACAAGTGATGAACCTTGAAGCATTGACCTTGATTTTAATGTTAGTTGATTTAACTCAATTTCTACGTCAATACTATCGAATGCGTTTATAACTTCTTCTACTGAATCATCTGAATATAATTTTACTTGTGTGGACTTAGGTGTTAACTGTGCTTTTATTGACCTTTCTAACTTTGTAGGCGCTTCATAAGTTGTAAGTGTATCCACTGTATCTGCTGTTAATAATGCTATTGTTATATCTTTCAATCCAACTCGTCTCATGTAATCCCATCCTTTTTTATATTATTTCTTTACTTTTTGTAACTCTGATAACCTTGTGAAACGTTTCAATGTCTTTTTCGTAAAATTCTGTAACATATTTTCTTCTGAATCCTGCGTTTTTGAGTGCTTCTAAGACGTTTTCAACTAGCAATGTATAATCACCTTTAGACCACACATCTACTTGTATGTAGTAGTCCTCTGTGCTTGCTTCATCATCCTCAAAGTTTCCCAAACCCTCCAACATATTAAAAAATGTTATATAGGTTGTTTCTGTTCCTGAATAAGTTTGAAATCCAATTGGATAACCTAAAGTTTTGAGTATATCAATAATTTGTTTATTCATAAGCCTAATCCTTTTCTAAATTCTGCCTTTATGATGTCTATTGCCTTTGATTTATTATTTTCATATGCAGGGCCTAAAAATGGCTTAGCAGGTTGTCTGCTTGTTCCCCATTCGCTAAATTTCATATAAAATGCTTCTGAAATGTCTCTTTTGTCTAATCCAATTAACACATATTTTGAACCGCCTTTGGATTTAGGCCTACTAATTTTCAATAATTCTTTACCTCTCCCAGTTCTTTCAGGTGCATTGGAAATCGCATCCGCCAGGATTGGTTCCGCCGCTTTCAATAAAGCTTTATTTTCTACTTTTTTGCCTTGTTTACCTAGTGCATTTACTCTATCTATTAAAGCTTGCATCCCTTGTACTTCTAAGTCAGCCAATTAACTCACCTCTGCTTTAATTTTAAGCCATTTGTTTTCATACTTAATATTATCTACAAATGTAATGTTAAAGGCTTTAAGGTTCCAAAATATGCGATATTCTTTAGTACCATTAGTTTCAAGTAAAAGTTTAGTATCACTCGAATATCTTATTAAAAATTCTACTGTATTTTCAGATTGTACCGCTTTCGCTGCGTAATATTCTTTTCCAAATAAGTTATTAATAGATGCCCAAACTGTCTTGTAAAATACCCATTCCTCAATTGGAAACCCATTTTCATTCGTACCACTTTCAAACTTTTGTATAGTTATTCTTTTATCTAATTTGCCAATATCAACTACGAAATCAGCCATTTAATCACCTCGTTACAATAAATTGATGCAATGCATACCTAATATACTATCAATTATTTTATTAGCCTTGTCAGATTGTGCCATTATACTTCTATTATCATTAAAATCAGATATTAACACCAAATAACAGATAGTCATGTCCTCCATAGTGTCTAAGTCCTCATTGGTTTTGATGCCTGTATAACCCTTTAAATAGCTTTTAGCACCATCCATAAACACTGGTATTAACGGTTCTTCATAATCTATTTTGCAATAATCTTTAACAAAGTCATACGTAATATCACTTATTTTCATGTTTCACCTCATTAAAATAAAATAGGGCGAATATACCGCCCTAAGTTCTATATTTTATTAACTATTGATGCACAATATTGAGTGTCTTTTGCCATACCATCAATGTAGATATCTGAACCATAACCGATTAATCCGGCTCTTTTGTATGCTGAATCATCATAGATATAAAGTGCTAAAGATTTTTGCATATTAGTATGATAAGCTTGTGGTCCGGCTAATAATACAAGTGTTTTTGCTCCTGTGTCTGTTAATGTTGGCATTGCATCAGTAATTTCTACTGGTAATCCTAATATAGTATAGTCGCTTTCTTTTGTTAAGTCAGGTTGTAGCAACGGTCTACCATCAGCATCTTTTAATAAATCAACTAATAGTAAAGTATCAGCCTGCATAAACCATTTCGCTTGTTTTTGTGCTGCTTTTTTTAATTTAGCTTTGCATTTTTTGAAGAAATCTAGGTCCAATATACTTCTTGTAGTTACTGTCACTTTATTTCCAACTGGTACCGAAGCCAATATTCCAGTAGGTCTCTTAACTCCATCACCTTGAAAAATTGATAATTCTAGCGCATCTGTCATAGTTTCGGAAATATCATCGATTATGAAGCTTCTTAAATCTAATTCTTCTACATTTATCATTTGTTGTGTTAATGCTGATTCTCTGTATAGTCTTTTCTGTCCTAATTCTAACATCTCTAGAGTTGCGATTGTAGCCTTAGAAGTTGGATCCGATACGAGTTGTTCATCTTCCCATGATGCGGTACCGCTTGAAGCTTTTTTAGGTATTCTTAAAGTTCCCGGAATACTAGTGGAATTAAAGAAAGACAATACATTACTTCTATCTTTGATTTCTTTGATTATTGCGCCAGTAAGAACTTTATTAACTACAATTCCACCCTCTGCGCTTGCTATTGTATTTACCGCAACTCTTTGTTCAAATATAGATCTTAATTCCTCATTGTCGATTTCTTCTGCTGTTCTAGTTTCTTCTTTCTTTTCTTCTTTCTTTTCTTCTTTCTTTTCAAATGACCTTGCTTCTTCTTCTGCTTTTAAAGTCTTATCAATTGCAGCAACCTCAACTTTGATTGCTTCAAATCTTGTGCTTTCTTCCTCTGCAAACGCTCTAGTTTCTTCTTTAGCTTTTTTAAGTATGCCATCCATTTCATCAAGTAAAACGTTTCTTTGCTCCTCTAGTGCTGGTAATGCTCTTAATTCTAATACTCTTTTAATATGTCTTTTCATTTTTATTTTCCACCTTTCATCTTTAAAATTTGTATTTCTCTTTCTTGAATCGTATAATCTATTTTATCTTCTTCTTTTTCGTCTGCTCTTTTTTCTTCTTTGGTGCTTATATCCTCTGTAATAGCTTTAGCATCTTCTTCTCTAGTTTCTACTGTTACTTCTTTATCTTCTCTAGTCTCTATGCTTGTGCCTATATAAGTAGGTATTCTAGTATTATCTATAATAGATACTTCTGTGAGTTCTAATTCTTCAACAAATCTTCTTTGCAACCCCTCGTTAACATCTTCCCATTTGTCTTTATCACTATAAAACCCAAATGACCAACCTCTTAATTCTTTATTTTTAGCCTTCGTTATAACCTCGGCATCAGTAATAGTTGCGATTGCTCGTAGTCCTATGTTATCCTCAAATAATTCCAAATTCCCGCCTACTGTTGAACCTAGATTCCTTAATTTATTATGATTTAATAAAATATCTACATTAGTAGCCTTACCCAATGCTCTTTCAAAAGCCTTTGGCATTATCTGTTCTACAAACTTACCGCCAGGTCTCGGTATAGGCTTAGAATCTCTAAGTACAGCGTTTACGTAACCGTCAATAACCACACTATTATTGCGAATTTCTATTCTCATTTACTCACCTCCTTTTTTATCTTCTAAGACTGCCGGGTTATCTAAGTTGTAAACTTGACCAGTGTTCGTAACAAATATATCCTTTGATTTAGTGTTAAATAGCACACTTTCAAGCCCTAACTTCAAAAAATTTAAATTCAAGTATTCTAGGTCCTCAATGTATCTAACTTCATCTATAGTCATTATTCCAGCTTTTATTGCTATATCGTGCGCTTGGTATCTTTTTAATAGATCACCTTTCATTAGCTCTTTAGTATCTGTCGCAAAATACAAAGAACCCTTCTCTTTAGCTTGAAGTAGTTCTTTGTTTAGCGCTGTTTCATTCGCTTTTAAAATTGGCAATATACAGTTTTTTATATAATTATTATTATCTTCTTCTGTTGCTCCGCCTTCTAACATTCTATAAGGCACATTAAATAACTTACAAATTTCAATTGCGTTGCTTTTCTTGTTTTCGTTTAACTGCATTTCCACACTAGTGTTAGAAGCTTCTTGAAATTCCATACCCTCATTAAGTATTATCATGTTTTCATCTGTATCACTATAAAGATTTTTCCATGCTAATTTAAGTGCATCCATTGCGGTTTCTGTTAATTTCTTAGCTGACTTTAAAAACCCTCTTTTATTTCCATTAGTTTTTACAAGATTATTTTCATAAGCTATTGTATTGTAGGCTACAGATAGTATATTTTGATTTTCTACAACAATACCCCTTCCAGTAACTCCATCTTTAGTGGACCTTATAAGCTTTATAAATTGATAATCTTTGTATGTTTCTGCATTTATTCTAATAACATGTGATTTAAAAATAGGATCTAAATTAGTTACTATAGATATATACTTGCTCTCTATATAATGTAGACTTTTTATATTATTTCTTTGCCTATTTATATAAGCATACCCTTTGCCCTCTATTAAATAATCCACCACCATAGCTTTTTTAAATTGATAACCGTCTAAGGTATCGCCAGTGTCGTCATTTAAAAGGTCTACCCTATTGTCTTTTAATTCTGTTACTTTTCCATCTGTTTCGCTATAAAGCTTAATAGGTAACATTGCTATAGTTTTACTAATCATTTCTTTACAAGCTACTACAGTGGGTATATTCAAAGCTTGTTCTGTAGTTATAGTCTCGTCAGAAATTGCAGCACTTAGCAGAAATTCTTCTAGTGTCATTCTAGTCTCCTCTTTTTTGCTAAACCATTTTATTTTAATCACCTCCTTTAAGTTTGTACTACAAATCCATTATCATTAGCTAGTATTTCTTCGTGTAATAGATAAGCTGCATCCATCAATCCGAATACCATATCTATTTTACCGGCTGATTTCTTTTTATTTAAATATTTATTTTTATTTGTGTCTTCTGTTTGCCTGCAATTTACAAAATTAATCTCTAGTAGTTCATTTTCTTCATGCCGGAATTTTTTATTTAAAATTAATTCTTGAATCCATTTAATAGTGGGATGTAATACGCTACTATGTTGCTTGACTTCTACACACTCATACTCTTGTTCTTCCCACTTTTGAGCGGATGCTCTAGCGTTTCTTATGTCATACCCCACTTGGATTACATTTACTTTATAATCTTCTACTATTTTATTTATAAAATTATCTATGAACTTATAATCAATAACTAAATCACCTATGCCATAACAATAACCTTTATCAATATATTCTTGATATTTTATATTTTCAGTGAGCGTTTTTTCTTTTATTCTCCCGCCAGGAATCATAGCCCATGATTTACAGTAAAGTGTTTCCGTTTCATAATCATAAGTTATCATATCAAACCCACAGTTATCTGTTGTTTCCGCTAAATCTGCACCTATATATACATCTTTATTGGTCCAGTCAAAAGGCTTTTTAAGTCTACAGGCTTTTATTTGTTCACTGTTGACGTAACCCTCTGTACCTATGCCGGTATATTTAATGTTATTGTGTTTACATAAGTAGTTTTCTCTTTTGCTTTCATACATAATAGCCATTAACCTTTTATCTGTAATAGCCTTGAATATTCTCTTGCTGTCTGTCGCTACTGGATTGCTTTGGTGTATTATCAAATCGTTATTTTTCCATTGTTCATTATCCAATAAATCAATATTAGGCTCATACAATAAACTAAAATATCTTTTATTATCTGTATAACCATCAAGGACCTTTTTAGCATAGTCTATTTCGGTCAACATTACGTTGTTATCGTTAGGGTATTGAGTACTTATAATTATACCTAGCTTATCTTTAAGCGTTATCTGCGAAGACCTCATGGCTTCTACCGGATAATCAGGCATTGCGCCAGCTTCGTCTGCTAAAAATATATTACTTAGTTTTCCGTCCATGCCATCATTGCTGTATGCGAGTGGCACATAATCTATATCAGTTAATAAGCAAGTTATCATATCTGTTTTGATTTGAAATCTTTCTATTAATAATGGACTTGACTTAATTATCTTTTTTACTGCTAGTTTTAATTCACTTGATAGTTTATAATCAGGCGCAACACTAAAAAACCTACTGAACCTAGGTTCTATCAACATTCCTATAATAAATATAATTCCACTATTAAAAGTTTTAAAATTCTTTCTTGATATTTCTAATAGAGAAGTTTCATAATATCGACTGTTATCTTCTTTGTTCATTGTGCATAATGTTGCTATAATAAAAAACCACGAATACCGTTCCATGCCCTCGTATATGTTGCAATGTAAATCTGGATGAATCATTAATTTTAATATGTCGCAAACCATATTAAATATATTTTTATCAACATAAGCTTCTTTGTTTTTATTATCCGCTATGTCCATCCATTGTTTAGCCTGTTTTTTTACATAGAATCCAACTAGATTGTTTTTATCATTTACACACCACTTGCAATATTTATAAGCCTTGGATTGTTTAGGTGTCACTTTCTACCACCTGCTATAGCTTGTAATAATGGGTCCTGTTTTTCTTTCCTATCGTTTATATTCATATTCCCTAGTTTGGCTCTTGCACTCGGTGACATACCCAATTCCATACAACACTTGTTAAATATTGCGTTATAATCTTTATAAATTGTACTGGCTGGGTTTCTGCTTAGTGACCCATCTTCTTTCGCTTGGACCATCCCATACTTATTTAATAGCTTTTTGCTTTCATTCATTTTAATTATTGCATCAACTGTTACTTCTAATATGGTTATATCTAAATTGTTTAATATCTTGCTTGCTGCTAGTTCATCTACTAAATGTATATACAATTCCTTTTCATTATCTGTAAGATTCATAGGAGGTGTATAGACTAGATTGTCATTACCTTTTAATTTAGCTTCTTGTTCTTCGCGTGCTTTTATTTCCTTTTTAGTCAACTTGGAGCTTTCTTTAATTAGTGCAATCGGCTTTGATGCTCTAGCCATATTAATGCCTCCTTTCTAATTGATAATGATTATCTTTAAAGTAGCCATTTCCGAATATATCTTTTATTTATA